AATAAAGTTAATTCCTGTAGGGGGGATGGAGTTGCCGGTTAGAGACCAACCAGGCGAAGGTATTTGCCATGTCGCATTCCCACTTGCATCACTTGTTAAAACTTTGTTTGCACCTTGGGTGCCGTCTTTATATTGCAAGGTGTCGTCAAAATAAGATTTCCCGTGAACCATAAATAACCTGTTTGACGGTGCAGTAAAGTTTCCTCCTACCCTTAAATATGATGAAGGATTTATTGTGAATGTTCCAGTGTTATCAATTGATGTATTTGCCGTATATGCATTTGCGCCTGTTGTTAAGTATCCACCACCTTGAATTGCGCCAACCGTTGTTTTAATCCAAGCCCCATTTTTAAACACGATAACCGTATCTGTTGGAGCAACCGTTACCGACTTAGCAACTGGCAACCTTGTTAATGCCGTTCCTGTCGATAAAACTTGTCTTTCAGTTGGAGTCTGAGCGAATAGTAGCGTTGGAATTAACGCGAATACTGTTAATAGTTTTTTCATTTTTATCCTTGTATTGTTAATTGGTTTGCCGAATAACGAATGTACTTTGCAGAGTTGCCAGAAGCAATAGTGATCGGAACGCTTGCACCTTGTAGCCCACTTCCGTCAGTTAAATAAAATTGATCTGTGGAATAAGGATACCACTTTAAATCATTCGCTCCATTATTTTGAACGGTTCGGGTTACGGGATTAGATGAATCTTCGACCACTCCTGCGCCACTTCCAACCGTATCTACTCTATTGAATGTTTTTGTTAAAATTGTCGCAGTTTCCCGCTTCGTTCCGGCTGCGGAAATACCGGAAGCAACTGAATTAAATGTCGCAAAAAATAAATCGTATATCTTTTGCCATGCAGTTCTTCGCAACTGGACGCTTGCCGAATCATTCGCGGTATAATCCGTGAGTGCCGGATTTGTCTCAATCGGCAGGGCGTTGAAGTCTACTATTACAGGTGTTGGCATCGTTGCAAATTTACATAATTTATTTTAATTAGAAGAAAGCATATTCCCGTTGTCATCCCCTACTATATTGCCAATATCATCGCCAAGAACGAGGAAGGTGGCTGTGTCAGATATTTCCGTAAGATACGGAATGTTTATATTTTTTGTTACAATGGAATTGTCTGAAATCAAACTTGTGTCGAATGAAAAATTTACTCCCGAAAAACCGGAAGATAAAATACTTTCTATCTTATTGTCTTGAATTAATTTGTAAATATTATTCAAATCGCTATACGTTTGCAGACAAATATCAAAAATACTTGCTCCTGATTTTGCCTGATATGTCGCTGTCTTTGCCATTTACAAATTAATTCTTTTTGCGTTTGGCGTGATAGTTACATTTCCCCCTACATTCGTTACTGATGGCCGGCCAACCTGATACCCGTCCGATTCGAGATTTGCTTTAATCAGCGCTTCGACCATAGTAGGCACGACAGTTCCTTTTAATAGTTTAGATATACCAGCTCCAAGTGCAGGAAATTCCTTCCAATATCCCGACTCTGAAATAAGAATATCGTAGATGTGCTGTTGATCGGACCCCCCTACGGCAAAATCTCCGTTGACTATTTTCAAATCGCCATCATCATCGAGTAAATAATCCTGCGCGTTCATTCTACAAAGTTACTTAAATATTTTTTCTAACCATTTTTTTACGGAATCGTAAATTGCCATAGCGAATAATGTCCCGAATAAAAAGGAAAAGAAAACAGTTAATCCTATTTCTATGAGTTCAATCATTTGTCCCCGTGCTGAATGTGCGTATTCTCTATTTGCGATAAGTCTATTTGCGGTAAATTAAGAGCAGACAATACTCCCGCCTGGGTAGTGGTTACTCCTCCATCAACTGCGGCCAGCGCTGCCCCCATAGCAGTAATCATTCCTTGCAAAGTTGTTTTCAAAGTATTTATTTCAGTTTGTAAATTATTCATTGCTGTTTTCATTTCGGCAACTTTCAAAAGTCCTCCGAAGTTTCCACCCTTCCACATTATAGAATCGTAATCCTGCCCGCAAATTACAAAAGGATCAACTAAAAGAGAATGACACATTGCAACCGTAGTGCCGTCCTTCGGTACTTTTAATTCACCATCTCCCGAATCTGCCTGTAAAAGCACACCCGTTATTTCGGTATCAGAATTTCCGGTGATCGGAATTACGGTAATTGTTCGGGAAGCGGAATCATACGATCCGGCTTTTACTGTCCCGAAAAGAATATCCATAATATCCACCTTATAGGTGCGGGCAATCATTTGGATGAGTTTGATTGCTTTCCCTTTCTGAGTGGGTGATAGTGTTGTTTGGCTCATAATCCTGCTTTTAACTGTTCGTCCGTGAATTGTCCTGCGTCAATTCTCATGTGCAGGAGTATTTGTTGTCTGAATCCATTCATCCCGAAATTCGTCCTTACTTCTTTTATCAAATACGTTCCGTCCCGTTCTTTCAAAACTTGGTCTTGAATTATTGCCGCTTGTCCGTGCTGTACTGCGGGCTGCCCGAAGGTTGTAATGGAGCCGTGGCAACCGGAATAGTATAATTTTTGAAATTCAAGTTTAGCACGGTCGGTAATTTCTTTCAATGTAATTACGGAATCAGATAACACGGGGAATCGAATTATACTACCCTTGTAAAGTTCTTTGTTACCTGTTATTTTTCCGTTTACATTGCTGTATTTTATTCCTTCTTTTGTAAGCAATATTTCCAGTCGTTGTTTTTTTCCCTTTGGGCTACCGTCCGCATTTGTCGCCCCGCTGAAAGTTACGTTTTCCGCATAGGCATTTATCGCCACATTCAGATCGTCTTTGTCCGTATATTCCAAAGTATCGGAAATAATATTTTGCTGAAAAGCGAAAACAGTTTGCTTTATAATATCTTCAGGATAGTAAGCGATTCCCGAACATCGTAATTCCTTTCTACGGAACCATGAGTGAAGGTGCGCGTCTTTCTTCAGTCTGTTCAATACATCTGCCATCGTTTCGGCCTGCACCCTGAAATCCCCTACATTGGTATCTGTTCCTCCATCGGTTACGGTGTACAGTCCGTCCGCGCCATTGTCAGAAGAAAGAAGCCCGGCATCCTGCAATATAGAACGAAGCATAAGCGCAACAGTGCCTGGCTTGCCTAAAATATTCTTTACTCCGCTTTTCCCTGAATAAGTCTTATTCTTGCAATGTATCTGTTTCATCTGAAACATTTCATCCTCACATTCAAGAGTAATCGGAATCCTGCTTTTTATTTTTACAATGTAACCGGAGAAAATAGGCGTATCGGATTGTACAAATAATTCCTGCCCGTGTGGTAATTTATTTCCTTCCATATCCCATCCCGAATAAAAATACCCGAGCGTTACAGAAATTTTATCATTACGCAGAAAAAGCGGGGCTTGTGTTTTGTCTTTTGTAGCGTAAATTCCTTTTCCTGTCCAGTTGGTAGGCTTATCATTATGATCGAGAACGTAAACATTATACGGCAAAACTATTTTGCAAGTGTTGGTAAGATTCGCCCAGGAGGAAACTATCTCTCCTGAATTTACAAAGTCAATAAAAAAAGTATTGAGTTGACGGTCAGGAAAAGCAGGGTTAGCAACCTGTTCAATCTGAATTAATGTGGATGGGCGGAGTGCCATTGTTATATTTTTATTTTCAATATAACCGGACTATCCGCGATTGCATCAAACTCAAAACGCTGGTATTCCTGTGATCCTTCCTCCTGTGGAAATGATTTTTTCATTATCACAATATTATAAATGCTGCACATGTTCAAATACCAACTCGTTACCGCTAAACTTTTATTTGCATCCAAAGCAGTGATGAGATTATCAACGGCCCTTCGGGGATAAACATCTCTCTGTTGGGATAATATTCTGCCCTTCACATTTATTCGCCATGATTTTTTAGAAATGTATTCTATGACTGAATTGTCCCGTCCTTGCAAATCGGTTGTAATGACATTATTATCTCGATTTACTTCCATTATGACAGCGTCTGCCACCACATCGTAAAATGTACCTATAACTTTCTGCTGATTATCCGTGTAGCTATCTCCGATGATGTGAAGGTTTGAATATACGGGAGTTCCGAAAATAGATTGAGATACAGGGGTAAGAGGATTGTCGCCATCTGTGGCGACCCGTGTCTGAAAGAACTTGAACGTATTTTTCAGAATTGCTCCTTTCAAATTATTTAACCCAAACTGCAAAGCTGTTTCTTCAAAGTGGGGTATGTTCTTTTTGAAACTCGAATAGTCAAGTTGTCCGGCCCCGAACGGAAGCGTTCCGGCTAAACTTCCTTTGTTGATGGAAGCGGTTAGGAAGTTGAATTTATACTTGCTCATCCTTCACTTGATACTATGCTTGCATCCATCACAAGCGAATTTAAAAACTCAATAAACTTTTTCTCGAGTGAATCCACGCTCATCCCCATCGTTTCAGCCATGAGTTTCATATTCTGAAAAGGTTGATTCACGTTGATCGTAATATTTTTTATCGCCCCGCTTGTTTTGCTTTCTGTCATTCCGCTGCCTAATCCAGCGCCTGCGGAGGCGGTGGTTTTAGCTGGAGGCGATCCAACTTTTTCTGAGGTTGTATTTCCGAGTAATCCTATTCTTTTTTTTGCATCTGCACCGGCTCCAAACATCTGATCATATTTTGCGTCTGCCGCAATCTTTACGTCTCCGAGAGATGCACCCATGCCAAGTGCAAATCCTTCTCGTAAATAAACTCCGAGGTAAACAAGTTTTGTCCCTCCTGTATGGATTCCCTCTATTGATTTTGCAAGCCATGAAAAAGAATCCTCTAATTTACTTCCGTGAATATCCATACCGAAAAGTGCCTTTGTCGCGTCTTTTATCCCGATAAAAAAATCCGATATTTGAGCGGAATGACTTCCAACCCAATCCCCGAACTGCTTTAAATATCCGAGAAAACTTTCAAAAGTTGGGAGTAATGCCATTTCGATCGTATCAATAGTTTTACCTATACTTTCCTGAAACTCCTCCCATCCAACCTTTGCCATTTGCTTTTGTCCCTCTGCTGTTTTTGCAAAAGCATCCGCAGCCCCTTTTACCGAACTCCCCAGCGCATCAAAAATCATTGCCTGCGCTTTCGCCACATGATTCGTGTTCATCAATGAACGAATCATTTTTGTCTGCGCATTCGAAAAGGCAATACCCATCGGACGAAGCAACCGCCCAGCGTGTTCGGGGTCGCCAATAGCCCTACCTATAAGATTTGTATTTTGAGAAAGTTCTCCACCGAATTTTCGGGTGAGATTCATTCCTAATTCCTCTACTTTCTTAAAAGTTTCTCCACTTACATTTTTAAACTTCGTTAATTCAAGTTGAGAAGCAAGAATAGATTCTTTTGTAAAGCCCCATTTCTTTGAATACTCCTCCGCCTGTCCGGTAAGCTGCTCCATTGAGAACCCGACATTCTTATTCTGCAGAGCATTGTCAAGCTGCGTCTTTGCGTGTTCGATTTTCTCAAACGCTTTTACCGATTCTTTGCCGAAGGAAATTAATTCATAAGCTCCGAAAGCTCCGAGTATCATTCCTTTCAAACTCGACATAGTTTCTTCAAATCCCGAAGCAATCCCATGCGCGGCTTTCATGCCACCACTGAAATTGTCTTTTAGTCCTAATGTATATTGCAAGCCAACCGAATCCATGTTTTATTTATTTTACTGTTTTTCTTTTTAACCAAATCGCTTTCACCGTTTCACTTATTTTCCTTTTTGTTTCTTTTGATCTCTTTATACCTTTTTTTACTATACTCATTTTTTTTCTTGTATCTTCCGATAGCTTTAATCCCCTCCTACTTGATTCTGGAACAATGGTTTTGCCAACGTAAACAGGTATATCGTTCTCTGTTAATATGTATATGAAGGTATTATCCATGCCCTAATAATTTTGCAGTCGTTACCGCTTTTAAGTTTTCCGTATAGTCCATGATGTATTTTGCCTCACCGTATAATTTCGCGTATTCATCCATGTTTAATTTTTCAGGGTCTATAAAAAAAATGCAGCGAATTACAGAATCCATTTTCCGCAATTCGCTGCCTTCCTTATCGGTTAAAATTGATTCTTCTATTTTTTTTTAAAATACTGCCGTGTCGGCTCGATCAAATCATTAACAGCAAGCATAAGTCCTAAGTTCAAATTAGAATCTTCGGGCAAATACTTTCCTTCCACATCCATAAATCTTTTGTCGCTGATTTGTTTTCCTTCCAATTCGCGGATTAACTGTGATTTGATAACGAGAATCCTACCCGCTTCAATGGTGGTCTCAAGTGCCGAACGCATGATTTTAAATGCCTGTAAAGCATCCGGTTGCTTCACATAAGCAATCGCGCAATCTTCACCGTCTTTTAACGGGAAAATATAATTTGAAACTTTACAATTTAGGGATTCGCCAAGTTGTACAGAGTTCTCGTCTGCATCTTTTTGGATTTCTTCGAGCCAATTTTGTATTTCTTCGGGTGTCATGGCGCAAAGATAGAAATATTATGAAGATATGCCCGCGTAAATAAATCCGATAGTCATCCAAAGAGCAGTATCGCCCGATTTTATTGAATGTTTAACTTCAGTAAATCTCACGTTTGATAAAACTTCCCCCGTTAAAACATTATTGTCGTAAACCACTGGAAGCGAAAACATACCAATTTTTTTTATATCACGATTAGGGGCTGCTGCTACTATCGCTTTATATTCTTCAATTAATATCTCCACAGTCCCGGGACCGTATTCGTACAACCCATTTCCTGCGCCTATGGGTTCATTTTGAAATCCCTGAATGTTTTCTTTCTTTTGAGAATGGGAAAATTCAACATTCTTTATGCCCGTAACAATCACTCCTCCGATTAGGACAGATACGTTGGGCGAGCCCACCAATACGCCATTTTTTAATACTAAACTCATTTTAGATGGATATAGGTATTTGGATTGCGTGTGCTACTCCGTTTTCAAAGAGTGTTATGGCAATGATTAATTTTCCCGCTACATTTATTTTTTGAGTAGCGGATATTTTTACCCAGTCCGATGCTTTGAAATTGTTCGCATCCCCCGCAAGATCACCTGAAGCAACGAGCGGACGTATCTGATCTCCGCAAAGTTCCGTAAGCGATGCAATAGATTGAACGGTCATGGTTCCATCCGTGTTGAGTTGGATGGTTGATTTCAGCACCGGAACAACCGCACCGAAAATATTCTTGCAAACACGATCAATAGTTCTGTTGCCACGAATCTCTCCGAGGTCAGAAGTGAAAGGAGCTGCCGTCCAGTCGTCATTATAATACGACCCGAATACTGTACCTCCATTCTGCCATATTTTAGAAAGGAAAAGATATTTATTATTGTTTAGTGCATTTAGTTTGCTAATATTAGCAGGTAAAAGAGAATTGAAAGCGGTCCCGTCACCAAACATCAACGTATCGAATTCGCTTCCGTCATCGCAGTTGAATTGAGGGATAGGGTTGCCGATGTCCTGACCTACCGAAGCGGCAGCGATGCAACCGATGGCAGCGCCAAGAGATGTGATTGATTTACCAATGGCTTTGAAAAGTCCAAAGCCCACTGCGCCTCCGTCATTATCAATTAGAGCAGATACATTGTATGCTGTTAATGTTTTGAGATCATAAGGTGCGCCAGCGAGTGTTGTGAGTGTTGTTCCGATAGCTTTTATATCAGCAGCGTAAACCACAGAAGAAAGAAGCATCCCGCCTGTTTGAACTACCCCTACCTGCGTTTGAATGAGAGTGAGCGATGCAAGCGCGAAAGTTTTCTGATCGTCCCATATTCCAAGTTGCACAATGGCTCCTTTAGAATATCCCATCATGTTTGAGATGTCGGCAAATGCCGCGGCTCCGGCAGTATTGAATATTCCGATGTAAAGAGTTCCGTTGGGAAATACCGAAAAATATCTTTGAATGTGATAATAATAAATTGCAAGTTCAGAAGCAACTCCGGCAACCACATCTATTCCATACTCAACAGTCGCTGCTCCTGCTCCCAGGTTAACAGTGCCCGTGCAAGTTCCGGTATAATAATGTGCTGTTACTGCGTTGTTCGGATAGATACCAAGTCCTTTCGGTGGAGTAATTGTAAGTACACCAGTCGCGCCACCGGACACGGCAGAATATCCATGAGTAGTCGTGAGCGCATTAATAGCGGCAGCCAGTCCGTCCGTGAATGTAGTAAGTGAATCGGAAGATAGATTCGTATAAGTTCCGAGTGTAATCGTTCCTGTCCAGTGAAGTGCTTTGATCGTTGCGCTGTTGCTAGTCGCTCCGGAAGCAGTCAATGTGAATTCAGACGTTGCGGTTGTTTCATCAGAATAGGTGTTGTCTATTCCGATAGCTACTGCATCTGCAGGCGAAAAGATTTGAATTACAGACCCATCGCTGAAATTATCAACTCCGCCAGGCAGAGCAGCCAGCATCGCGGCTGGACGGGTATTGTTGTAAAACATCAAACCGGAAATATAGTCGCTGCCATTAGCAAGCGCACCGTTTCCGGCTCCTGATTTTACAAACGTAATATCGTTTAGTTTGAAACTCATTATTTATCTTCAGTTCCGAGGATGTCTTTGCGTGTTAAAGTTTCTACGATGCGGGAAGAAAGGACAGGTGCTTTCAAAACAACTTTCTTTCCGTCCTTCAAAATTTCTTCGCTCACAATCATGCCGTATTGTTCTTTTCCGTGAGGATAAGCATGAAGAACGTGCTTACCTTGTGTGTTGATGTGCACTTCTGTAATTTCAGGGTGCATTTTTACTGTTTCAATAAGATCGTCAGAAATTACTGCGCCTGATTTTGATTTTTTTGCCATTGGTTTTTTATTTGTTATGATATTCGTGTGAAAACGTACGCTGTTGCTGAAATGAATGTTACTTTAAAAACCGCTACTCCTACTGATGCGCTATTTGTACGTGTTAATGTGTTAGTGCCGTAATCTCCAGCGATAGCGTTTGTGTTCGCTGCAATTGTTGCAGTACCTCCCGAAGCAATGTTAAGAAGTACGAAATCAAAGGTTGTACCTGCTGTTGCTCCGATAGTGTTGCCTAAATCAGTACCTGTTGGTAATGTAAGCGTGCATGTACCGGATGCAACAGCAAGAAGTCCCTTTGCAAGTTGAGCGCCTGTTACAGCACCTGTTACCGTGTAACTTGTTGCTGTTCTGTTTTGAAAAGTTTGTTGAGCAATATTTATTCCATATCCAGTAACTTGTTCAGATATTTTTCCAGTAAACAATCCAGTAGAATTAAATCCTCCAACTAATGTACCAGCAGAAGAAAATCCTTCCTGAGTTGCAGATACTTTGTAAAATCCTAAATCGGTTTGACCCGTGTAAGATATGGCAGGAGCGCCAACAGTTCCAGCTGCTGAAAGAAGTGTGGTAACTGATCCGCTTACATTATTTTGTCTTGAAATTTCTTCCCATGCCACACCGTTAAATACGAATTGAGCCAGAGAATAAGTTGAAGCGGGTATAGTGAATGTGCCTGCCGAAGTAATGCCAGTTGAAAATGTTACAACCCTATTAGATCCATCCGCATGAAATATGCAAGTAATTTCATCACCTGTGTATGCCTGTGTTATTTTTGCAACGATTGAAATCGCTCCCGTAAGTTGTGCGAAGTTGTAAATTGTCTTTTCTTGTGTAGGTGTTACGGTAACGGAAGAAGCATAAGTGATTGCTTTGGCTTCTTTACTCGTCATTAAGAAGGTATTATCAGTACCTGGAACAACCGAGTAACGATAACCTCTTTGAGCCATTCCAGCGAATGACAGTAATATAAAAAGTAACGTGAATATTTTTTTCATGAGAGAAGCTATTTAAAATTTATTTTATCATCAGGGTTTCTACCCATTTTGAACCATTAAATTCAAACTCGGCAATCAAACTCTTTTCGGCAGCCACAGTATTGACGCTGTCGGCAGCACCTACTTGAAATATAATTTGAGAGTTAGTGGTTGCGCTTGAAATGTAAAGGTGATGTTCAACTGTTTTTTTATTGGTAACATGAATACGAACTCGATCACCAAAATAAGCATTAGAACTTGATCGAATTACATACACACAGCTATCAGTCATTGTATTCTGAACATAATTCAGATACGAATTAGGATATAGCCGTATAGTATCTTTTGTGCCAGTAGCATCCTTCACTGTGTTGTAGCTGATTTGAAGCGCACGATATGTATTATCTTCGCTCGGCACAATACCGAAGCGTGGACGCAATGATTGCGCATTTGAAATTACAGTCATCATTAGTGCGATTGTCGCTACAAGGAATATTTTTTTCATTGTCGTATTGTTTTTATTTCTGTTTAAATTATGCTGTGAATGTTCCGGCAGTGAGTGTTGTGTAAACGAAGGTCTTGTTTGCAAAACCGTAGTTTACATCCCATTTCATCTTCATCATAAAACCAAATATTTCAGACAAAGGCAGGATGCGAGCGAGCATAAAGTTTTCATCCAATATGCTGTTTGATCCTAACCAAAGGTTACCATCAGTTGCTGCAATGGCTTCCGTAAATACGATGGTGTTGTCAGGCATACCGGCCAGCACTTGGATTTCAAAACCCTTGTATTTATAAACTCCGCTTTCAGTTACGTTGATATTCTTGAAAGGTTGTGCCGCTTGAAAATCTTCCCAAAGAAGCGAAGTGTTTACGCTTACAAGGAATTTCATTCTCTTGTAACGATTGCTCTTTGTTAAAAGTGCTTTGTTGTTTGCAGCAGTAGTAGTGTACAGATCAAGGAACGCTGCATTTACCAGCGCACCAGTTGTTAATGCCACGGCTCCGGCAGTTTTGTAAACTGCTGCATCGTTTACGAATCTTTGCAGGAATCCGTTGAACCATACAAGCTGTCCGTTACCAGTTGAACCGGGAACTGCTGTGTATGATTGTGATCCCATCCAAATGCAATTTTCGATTTGCTCAAATGCTCTGCCAACAATTAACAGAGAAATGTAATTCTCGATCGTAGGAGGAAGTTGGCGAGTGAGCAGGGTTGTTGATAAATCTTCCGCTGTCCAGTGTAGTTCAAGATCGCGCGGGTTGAATTCCTGATACACATCCACATTCTGAGGATTGATAACATTACCAGTAATGTTTACATTACCTCCCGAAGTGGTGTGAGTAGCCATGTTCGGTTGCAATGGATTTGAAAAATCTATTTTGCCGATAGTGTGCTGCTTTTTAATTCCGTCTTTGAAATAAACTACTCCTTTATTATAGGTGTCCATTTCAAACAGAGCGGGCAGAATGAAGTAGGGCGCGAATGTACCCGCATAAGTCGTATCAGTTACAACGAGCGAATCATTGCGGAACGCTCCTTTCGGAAAGTAGTTCTGCATCGCCCGTCCGAGAATCATCTGCACTGCAAACACAATGCAGAATGTCGGGAATATTACTGACAACAGATTAACTCCGTATGTCAGTCCATATGCTATGCTGAACGCGATAGAAAGGGTAAGCGTGAACGCTATTGCGATAACGTATTTAAGGATTGAAGGAACTTTTTTCATGGTTGTATTTATTTTCTGTTTTGTTTTTTTTTATTCGCCTACAATTTTGGCGTTTCTTTTTGTTGCTGCAATTCTTTTTTGAGTGTTCATGTAATTAACGATTGCCGATGTGTCGGTGATTTCTTTCATCACGGTGTTCACTTCCTTTCCGTTGTCATCGTGCATCTTGATTTCTTTTCCTGCTCCCAGGTTAAAGATTATGCTTTTTTCTTTTTCAAACTTCGCTTCGTCAATAACGGGTGCTTTTTTCACGACAGGAGTTTCGTTGATGGTTTCGATAACACTTGCAAGATTCTTTTCGTCCGATCCTGCGAGGGCAATAAAGTTTTCAACTTGTTTTGCTGTAAATTCCGCGCCACGCTCTTTAATGCAGGCAACGATTTTATTTTTTGCTTCAACTTTTTTCTTGTCCAGCTCTTCATTTTTCTTTTCAGCCTCATCGTCCTCGGCTTTTTTCTTCATGTCCTTTTCCATAGCGTCAAACTTTGCTTTCAGTTTGTTGTACTTATCCTCGTCCTCATCGTCTTTCGCTTTTGCCATTTTTTCTTTGAGCTTATCGAGTTGCTCCTGAGTTGATTTATTCAACTCCACAGACTTTGTCATAGCGGAAATTACTTCCGCATCGGAAGCGTCTGCTTTTAGGTTAAGAATTTTGATTGCTTCGGTCTTTGTCATGGTATCGGATATTGATTTGTTTAATATTTTGCTTTTGTTCATTATTACTTCCCGAATCAAATTTCTGTTTGTCGCTTTCGGGGTATTCAGTTCGTCATTTTTTTCTATTGAATCGCAAAGATCAGAGTCGAGGGCTTCCTGTGCTGTGATGTAACTTGTCTTTGCCATCATTCGCTTTACCAGTTCGATGTCTTTCCAACTGCGGGAAGAAATCATGTGTGCGATCTGCTCATTTACTGCATCGAGTGATTTTGAAGGTTTGCCGTCCACGCTGTACGCTTGATGGTACATTAACTTTGCGCTTTCCAACATCACCCTTTTATATCCCGCCTGAAATATTACTCCGGCAATACTTGCCGCTTCGTAGTAACAGAATGTGTTTACTTTGGTTTTCGTTTTAAGGATTGCTCCGTAAATCGCGCCTCCGTCAACTACATTACCGCCCGGACTGTTTATCCAAACCCATATCCTTTTCTTTCCTTCACCGTCCATGTAGAGAAGCTCTCTTACGAATGCTTGTCCATCTATGTACGGTTGATCGGGGTTTTCTTCATCCTTACCAATCTGGCAGTCAATGAGAAATATAGGTTCGTCCGCTTCGGGGTTTATACAGTAGTTCATCAATAGAATTTCAAATAACGTATGTAAAGATGTGGGTGTTTTTAATAGCTTCCGTCAATGTGTTATACCTGTGTAATACTTTTTTATTATTTTTGTGTCCATGAGTAAAACATCCGCAGAGAGAAAAGTAACCGGATACCTGAAGCCAAGAAATTTCAGGATGTTTATTTCGGAAACAACAATGCTGATGAGAAGTGAATCGGAAAATCTAAATCGTATAGTGGAGGAACACTACGCACGGTTTAACGAATCGCACCAAAATAATTTACTTTCAGAGTTTGAAAGGTTAACAAAGAAAAAATAAAATGGACAAAGAAGAAATACATATCCCGCACGAAGAACCGTTTGAAGATGAAGGAAGTTATGCAGAGGACGAAAATGATGACTAACCAATAAATAAAACCAAATGACAAAACAAAAACCATTAACAGAAAGTGCCATCTCTACCGATGCTGTTTACAACACATTGCAAAATGCACGTAAGAATTTCAAAAGTAAAAAGGCGTTATACGTTGCTGCCGAACAACACTTGGCGGAATGTGAACTTGATTTTCAAACTCATAAGAATCTACACGATCAGAAACTGAGGGAACTGCGATAAACTAACTGTCAGGAAAGGAAACTCGCATCGGTGAAAGTGTTTGGATTAATAATTAATACACGGGTGCGGATTTCCTGACACAAATTTACTACCATGAAAAAACTAAAAATGTATTTCGGCTGCTTAGGTCAGCGCGTCCTAAGTTTTTTGTGTAGCACTTTCAGAATGAAAGGGCGGGAACAAAACAACTTAGGTAAATCCGATAAAAAAGGGTTTCATCCTTGCGAAGGGAAATTTAATATAACGTCTAAT